GCTCGGTAAACTGGCTCGCGGAGTTCTCAGATTCAACCTTGGTGTTGACGAGTTCCTCCGATACAACATCGCTGGAGCAGAGGTGACCGCTCGCGCCTATCGTGAAGGGGTTAAGCGGGGTTTGTCAGGAAAGGAGCTAGGGAAATTTATCAAGCTAGAGACCAAGACTTTAGGTTCTAAATCATGGGATGCGGCGGGTAAACAAGCTGATATCTCGGTGTTTACCGAAAACCTGCCAAAGTTTGAGGAGTTGGACACATCTATTCTTAAGGACGGCGACATACTCTCTTTACTGGGAGATACAATGTCGGCTGTTGTTGGTGCGGCTGACAGCTACATAAAAGACAGCGATAAGAAGCTAAAAGCCAAAGTAGATATAGCTGATGACGCCCTCGCCACTGCTACTGTTCAGGGTCTGAGATTAGCTCTTGGTGGAGTCAGAATTACTATAATGCCGTTTACTCGAGTAATTATGAACCTTATCAGAAAAGGCTTCCACTATGTGCCGAACCCCTTAGTTACTGCAATCACTGGCTACAAAGTTGTGAAATATGCCAAGAACAATCGAGGAGAAGCAGATCCAGAAGCGGCACACGCCATTCACCGATTCAGCTCACAAATTGTATCCTCAATTATTGCATCTGTAATCTACGGCATGGCTGAAGGTGATGATGATGATGGTGAAAAAGATATTCTCATTACTGGGTCAATGGACAAGTTTGGCGAAGGTTCGAGGGCTGCCCGAAATGCAGCCTACGCAGAAGGAATGGGTCAATATCGCGTTCGCGTATTTGGCAAAACGTTTGACTATGGTCGGATTGACCCCGCTGCTATCACGCTTGGAACTACGGTTGATATGATTAGAAATATCAAAAAGACGGCGCGTGGCGATCAGGGGCTATGGGATTGGACTCAGGACTTTGTTGCAAACACCATGATTTCCCAGATGACTGACAAGACCATGCTCAGGGGAATCAACGAGTTGTTGATGATGAAGGACGAGAAAAAGCGTCCAGAACAGTGGTTGGCTCGCCAGCTTGCAACAATGCTAGTCCCCAACGTGATACGCCAGCCAATCAGGGACACAAACAAATACTATGACGAGACTGGTTTAGATGATGAAGGCATGGAAGGCTTTGCAAGAATACTTGCCTATGAGTTGTATCCAAATGCTGACGAGGGATCATGGCTACCAAAAAGCAAGTATTCGCCAGCACCAAGCCGTAATGCCTTCGGGGAAAAAATGAAGAGACCTGACGGCTTAGGAAAAAAAATACCTGCCGCAGGACACATGATCGACTGGATTCTCAAAACCCAAGACTACAAAAAAGTCAGGGACATAGAGGCAATCAGGAGATACAACAAGCGACACCCGATGGACAAGTCGGTAAACATACCGAACAAGTCTCAAAAGAATTATCGTTACACGGTCAGCGATAATCTCAGGGTAACACTACCCATGACAAATAAGCAGTGGGATATTTACAGTAGCCTTTATAACAGGTATTATAGAAGCGAAGGAGCAACCCTTATGACTGACGAGGGGGCTAAATCAATCAGGGCTAAAAGAGCTGCCGCGAGAAAAAAAGCATTGGATATTGCAATTGGACTCCCAGCGTTTAAAAAAGACACACTCAAAGTCTACAAAAAGTTAAAAGATAAACACAACAAGTAATGAGCGACTCAGAAAACACATCACCCAAAAGCCAAGTTCAAGTAGTAGCCGAAAAAATGGCTACAACAAAACCAATTACCAGCATTGGTAAAAAAGGGAAAAACAACACTAAGGTGGTATTCCCTTCTCCGCTTGAGCTTACAGAAGATCAGGAACGGAAGCTGGTTGATCACGCACTGTTAAGGATAGACAGCCTTGAGAAAGACTTGGGTAGAAAAAACACAGAGCACCACAACTGGTATGGACACGGTGAGAACGCGACAATCAAGGATGCCGCTGGATCATTTATGGGTAAACGTCAACTCTATGAGATGACCTACCACAACCAGCTTGACTGGAGGTCTTACCTTATTGGGGGTATATTCTCGGAATCCAACCTGACCGTCCCAATGTCTCGCCGTATCGCCCAGCAGCAGATTGCAAGATCGGCTAATTACTTTCTCGGGACTGACCCGTGGTTTGGGGCTTACTCGGTCGGGGCGTCAGATGATGACAAGGCGTCGATACTAGACAAATACCTCAAATACAAAGCTCGAAAATCAGAATTAAAGAACACTGTAATCAGCTCGATAGAAGGAGCAATTATACGTGGCGAGTCGGTCGTTAAGACTGTTTACCGACAGGATTGGACATCGTTCAAAAGCCAATTGTCAGTTGCAATTTCAGAGGACGGTCAGCCGTTTGTTGCCGCAGACAGCGACTACATCACCCAAATGGACACATGGTCTGTAGCCGAGACCGAGCAAGGAAACGTGTGGATTTTGCAACGTGACGGAGAAACCCAGCTACCGCCGCAGTATCAAGACCCATCAGAACTCATCTTTGAAGAACAGTTAGTTCAACGACAGAAGGTTCGCTACGCTGGCGCGGAAAGCAAGACAGTCTACTACAAGGACTTTTTAGCTCCGCTTGACGCCGCCTCGCTCGATGAAGCAGACTGTGTGGCGCATTTATACGACAAACCAGCAATTGAAATAGCTTCTCTTTACATCTCAGCCTTGGAGGATAGCAACTCAACCACAAGGGAAACCGCAGCAAAAATCTATGAGTCCCTCCAAGAGCTTGTCGGTGGAAACACAGCACCGTCATCAAATGCTAACAAACCCCGCCCAGAGGTAGGCGAATCTATAGGGGATAGCGGCGGAGAGGATGGAGGTCTGGATGAAAACAAGCCTACTGAGCCTATTATAGAAATAGCCGAGGTGTTTTTACACTTTGACGCGGATGAGGACGGCGTCCAAGAGGACATCGTAATAATGATTGACCGTAAGAACAAACGACCTTTGTTTTATGACTACGTTGCAAACAGAACCCCTAATGGCAAAAGACCTTTCGATGTAATTAGGGTTAACCGAGTTGATGGTCGCTGGCACGGCATCGGAACAATGGAGGTTTTTCAGCCATTGCAAGAAGTTGTTGACCTTCTCGTAAACCGCTGGAGTCTTTCACAATCCAGATCGGGCAATGTTATTTTTTGGCGAAAAGATCAGGTTGTTGAAGGAGAGGATAACCCGCACCTTGAGCTTAATGGTGGAGAGGTTTACACACCAAAAGGCAACGCCGACCCTAGAAACATTCTCACCGTGGTTCCCTTGTATGACATCAAGGGTCGTGAAATTTACCGAGAAATCGAGTTCTTTATGCAGGTTGCAATTAATATGTCTGGGGTCTCCCACGCAAACGATGCCGCCATGCTGGGAATGGATACAGCAAAACTTGCAACTGGCGTCAGGAACATTGAGCGGTCTGGTCAGGAAATGTTTTCGATCTACCTGTCTGTGATGCAAGAAGGCTTGGAAGAGGTTCTCAAGTCTTTTGTTACTTATTCAATGGCTTACATGGACAACAAGGAGGCGTTTATCTATACAGAGAACGACCAAGCCCAGTCTATCGAGTTCGACCCAAATGACATCGAGCGATCCATAGAGATGGATATACGGATGGAGATGAGCAAGTATAAAAACGAGCAAGAGCTTGCACAGGCGTCCCAAGCGTCAGCCAAGGTCATCGAATACTATTCGCTTCCGCCAGCCTTACAGCAAAGACTCGCTCCGCTATACCGCCAAATGCTAAAATCTTTTGAAATAGCGCATGTTGACGGCATCATCGCACCCACAGACTTTCAGCTACCACCCCAAGCCCCCAATGGAGGGTTCTTACCAGAACAGCAAGGTGCTGGCGGCGGCGAGCCAAACCAAGCAATAAACACCAGCAACAACATGCCAGCAGAAGTAGCCCCTAACGACTAATGAGTGACGCAAAAAGAATAGCCTATGACATGGCACAAAAAGTTGACGAGAAGATGGATCAGCTAGAGCGTTGCAAAGGTTGGTCGCAGATTGTCATCCCAGAGATCCAGAAGAAGAGGGATGATGCCCAAGCCGCGATCAATGCGATAGGAGCTGACATAAGGGAGACCGACTACTACAGGGGTGAGTTAGCCGTGTGTGACGAGATCCTCTCTATGGTTGCAAAGAAGAAGAAGTCTGCCGCCAATAACATGGCAGCGAACTTAAATGGGGCAGTTGACTAGGTCGGGTCTTTTCCGTGGGTGATTGAGAAGGTAACTCCACCTTCCCACCCAATGCACACGGTCATTCCACATGCTGTGATCGGGAAGGCTGATTCTGGATACAAATCAAAACTGTAAGGAGGTTGTCTAGTTGTCCATTCTTCGTGGATAAGGCGACTGCCAGATGGCGGTAACCCTGCGTCTGCGTCTGGTGGGAACGCATAGTAATGTTCCTCTTTCCCGTATGCGTCTGGATCAGTTACAGATTTATCATGTAGCGATACAAACTCAAAGTCCGTGCTGTTGTCATAATAATCATCTGTGGTGTCAGCCCAATCAATCCTCAAGTATTCCCCGCAGCATATAGTGAAACCTAGCACACCCCCACCATTGTAAACAGAGTCAGTATGAGGAACGCTAGTCCACTCAGTTGTCCATGTGCCGTCACCATTATTTACAGGTTCAGACTCAACTATTGGGGGGACGCTAGAGCGATATAATATTTCGGTTTCGGTTCTACCCCCCAGATCAGCGCGACAACACGTAATCTCATCCGATGAACCAAAGGCAAAGGGGTAAGAAAGAGAAAGATAAGCTTTATTTTTTGGTCTTAGTCTAAACATTATCCTATTTTGATTATTCCTGCTCTTGGAGTTCCCCCGACACACATGCTGTCTTCTTGGTAAAGCCCACCAGTGGATACCCTTTCCCCTCCAAGAATGACTGGCAACCAGTATCCAGTCTGCTCGGTTGAGCTTCCCGAGCCTCCCGAGCCTCCCGATGGCACCGCTTCTTCAATGAACCTATC